CTTTCATATTAAGCGCTATGGTAAACAATAGCTTGTGGAGCACCTAAACCAGATACTACCACAGTCAATCCTGTGTCAAATCGAACTGGTGTAACAAACGCCAATGAGTTTGCACCAGTAGTAGTGGTTGCAGTACATTTAGCCAACACTGTGCCAGAAGCGGCAGACGGGTTGTCATAAACAGTAACGGTTGCAACGTTTGTGTTATCTGTGACGATAATAACACCACTAAGAATTCCCTTACCTGTGATAAGAGACGTTGTGCCTGCGGTAAGCAGACCACTTGAAATTGCCAATCCCATGATATTTCCTTATTAAAAAAAGGGAGCCGTAGCTCCCCTCTTTATTAGCGAACGTACAAAACTTTAACGTACCAAGGACCACCCACTGTAGAGGTAGTACCAACTTCTGTCACATAAGCACTGATTTTCAAATCACCAGTCAAAGGAACAGGTTGAATGTTTGGCAAACTAGACATTTGAATGTGACCAGTTGTTACACCAGCTGTTTTCAAATCATTAGTACCAGATGAAATAGTACCAGTGTTATTTGCAATAGTAATATTCAACGTAGACGATGTACCAGCATCACTGTTAGTAGAGCCAAATTTTGAAACTTCCAAAACAGAAGCATCAGCAGGCAATACAACTTTCAATGTAGAAGCAGATTCAGTTCGTGCAATTTGAAACACTTTTGTTTGAACATCTTTTGCAACAGGAAGCAGTGGTGTGGGACCATTTGGTTGAAATGGTGTAATGTCAGAGGCGAGAAAACCCATAATAATTCCTTATAAGGAGGAGGAGTGAGTAAACCATTTAAGCAAGCTCTACTCCTCCTAGGTTAATTAAGCGCCAGCAGAACCGTACAGACCACGAGGATCGGTCCAGCCGAAGCTGTAACGAGCAGTAGCCTTAAACTTAGCGTTTTCAGTATCCCAATCGTTGTCCATGTCGAACTGGTCGGCACGGCGCTCAAAGTACTTCATACCGTGTGGCACGTTAGTACGAATGAACCAAGCATCGGTGTCTGTCAGGTAATGGTTAACCACAACCTTAGGAATCAAACCCATACCTTTAATAGCATTAACGTCATTGTTATCTGTACCGACACGGCCATCAGAATTCAAAATACGTTTAGCTTCAAAGATAGCTTGACGAGGGATAATCAAAGTTTCAGGCTTCACAGCAATCAGCAAACCAGCATCGTTGGTAAAACCAGCAATGTCGATACACGCTTGTTCCAAAGCAGCCTCAGACAGGTCAGAAGCGGTAGCAATTTGGTTAGACCAAGTACCACCCTTCAAGTTGGCATGCGAAGAGTTAATCAAAGAGCTACCATCACCACCAGTGTACGAGCTGTTGAAAGCACGGTTGTACACGTTGGCACCGATAACTTCTTTGGTTTGGCGCATCGAAAAAGCCAGACCTTGAGCTTTACGCTGACCCACCACATCGTATTGGTCGTCTTCCATCATTTCACGAGTGATGATGAAACCCAACGCAAACACGGCATGTTGGTAACGAGTGGTGAATGCTTGACGCTCGCTGTCATAGGAGATAGGCGCGCCTTCACCCTTTTGAACAGCCAGACCAAACGACGAAACACCGACATCTTCTTCAAAAGCTTTGGTCGAGGTATTTTTGTCAAACAACTGGTCATACTCGGTGTCATACTCATTGTATGCTTTACCGTACCATGCATTAACACCGGGCCAAAGCGCCTTGGCAAACGAGCCGCTATTGATAATAGACATATTCTATATTTCCTTCTCTAAAAATTAAACGCCAGCCGAGCCAGTACCGGTAGCCATTGTCGAGCTGTTGAGCTTAACGTAGTAGCTAAAGTACACATCGCCAGGAATGTTATCAGGACGATTGGGGAAACCGACCACTTTCAGAGGCAGAGTAGCAGTTGTTGCCAAACCAGACGAATCCAATTGCATACCAGAAGAACCAGAAGTGGTGCTACCAGCAGTAGTAGTGAATTGACCGTTTAGACCAACGTTGGCGGTAATGGTGGCAGCAGCAACGCTAGTACCTGCATACTGAACTTCATACACCAAGTTAGGATCATCAGCAACCAACAGATAGCGATCTGTAGAAGCACGACGATACACAGGAGTGTTCAAGTCGTTAACAGGAGGAACGTTGGTGAGGTCGCCTTCACCAGTAAACAAAATACCCACAACGATACCGACTGGAATGTCAGTAGCGCCAGAGACACGAGTCACTGTAGGAACACCGGTAGCAGCGCGAGAGTCGCCAGCCAGTTTAACAGCATCACCCACCATAATGACTGTAGAGTCAGAAGCGGGAACGAAATAAATATTACCTTGACCGTTGTAAGGTGCGCCGGTAATGGTTTTAACGGGACGGAAACCGTTAATACGAGATACACTTGCCATTAGCAATTCTCCATAATAAAATAGGTAATTCCCAACGGCACTTAAATTAAGTTATTCTCGAGTAATCTCGAGCTTACCATAAGTACCATCAAGAGCTTTAGCTTTGGTGGCATTTTCCATGTCATTGACTTTAATTTGCTTTCGCAATTGATCTTCTTCGTACCATTCTTTTTTGATTCGTACGACGAAGGCCTTTTGTCCTTGACCAACAGAAATATGTGCAAGCGAGCCTTCGGACGCAGCCGAGTTTACACGCTTATCACCCACCCTCACAGAGTCTTTTTCGACGATTTCATAACCGGCATCCAAAAACTCCTGCACTCGATCTCCCGAGTCATTGATAATTCTATATTCGAAGTTGGGATCTTTATCCGCAACTGTCAAAACGTTACGTGTACCCACGGGAACACGCTGCGTACGACCTCTTGGTGCTTTCGCAATAGCTTCTTTAACGTTACTCATATTTAAGCTCCTTTATTGATTTGTTTAAGTTGGTCGATGTATTCTTTTTCAGTCATAACACCGGTCCTCACAAATCGTTGCATCACTCGACGCTCATCATCAGAAAGAGTGTAGGAATCACCACTCTTTCCACCTTTGTTAGTACTTCCTTCCACGGCACCCGGCTTATTGCGATTCGGGTTTGTGAATTTATTAGGAAATTCTTGTTTAACTTGTCGTTCAACTTCTTTAAGAACGGCTGAAGGGGTAAGACCCTTAAAGGCCAAATCACGACCCAGTGCATCGGCATATGCTCGCATTGGTTGGCTAGATTCGTACCAACTATTTTTTTCAACCCAGTTAGAAAACTCTGGATCGACTTGAGTAGGTTCTTGCACAGCAGCTTGTGCTTGCAAACGACCTTGTTCTGTTTTAACCAGATCAATTTGATCATCCAGTCGAATAACAGAATCAGCATCACCCTCCTCAAGGGCAGTTTTCTTTTGGGCTTTCAATGCTTGAAGAGCTCGTGCATACTCTGTCTCACGAGTTTTGGCATGGTGGCCTTTAAGATCATCTAGGGCACGTTTAAATTCTTTAATTGTGCGGTTTTGATCTTCAATTTTCTTAAAGAGTTCTCCTCGGTCCAGAAATTCTTTGGCAGGACGCCATTGTTCTGGATCACCTTCCCATTGATCTTGTGGAACCCAACCCTGTTCTGAAGCTTTTTGCTCAGCAGCGGTCAATTGTGGTTCGTTGTTCTCTGGGGCGTTGTTACCTTCTGGGGCAACAATTGTTTCTTTAGCCATCTATGGGCCTCCTTATTCTTGATGAAAGATACAGACAATATCTTCGTCGTTTAATGCTACAAATTCTTCACCTGTGTAAGGGTCTTCAATGCGTTTACCTGCAAAGCGGGCATATGCAACATAGTCACCTACAACAATTGGAGAAGTTGTATTGAAATCACGGAAGGCCGTGGCACCAATTGCCATAACCTTACCTTTATCTACACTAGCCTGAGCACGTTTTATATCTTCATGCTCTGGCAAAACAAGGCCTAGGGCCGTTGCTTTGACATATGTCTTGTCAGTATCTTCAAGCTTGTCTTGCTTGACCAAGATACGGTGTAAAGCGGGAATAATCATTGAGTCTCCTCATTGCTCTCGAATTCCATATGCACAACATCTTTGTACGCTTGGATAGCGCCTACATACATGCGATCTTGGGCAGGATTTTCACCTGCACTATTACCAAGAATCTCTTGCAATTCGTTAATTCGAGTTGTTAGCTGACTGAATACGACCTGTGTTACTGGGTGTCGTTTCCAATCAATAAAATCTGCTTTATTCAACTTTATTTAGCTCCTTTAGATGGCTTCTTAGCCGGTTGTTGAGCCGCTGATTCAGCATGCTGCAACTTCTGCTGATGCGCTGCATCTGCATGCATGATTTTCTGCAAGAAAGCGGCTTGCTCTGTTGCTGAAAACACACGTTGCTTGTGTACTGCCTCTGCGGCTTGCAAGTTTACCATGTCCTGCTTGTGTTGCATGTCTAATGCATGCTCTTGAGCTTTCATGGCAAGTTTAACTTGTGCGTCTCGGGACTCCAACTCCATTTTATGTTGTTGGGCTTGTCCTTGG